CTCCCCCACTATGCCCATGAAAATAATGCACGACGAAGTTGACTCCACGGATTGTATCGTGCAGCACTCGGATGTCAATGGTTCCTCCGTAACCTCCAACCTGAACCGCTGACCCTGTGGCGTAGTTCAGCGTGCTTGCAAAGCGTTGCAGGATGTCGGTTTCTTGGTGGTGGATTATACTGGTTTCGTGGTTCCCGTAGCCAACCAGTAGCAGGTTCTTGGCGTATGGCGCAAACCATTCCACCGCCGTGTTCACGATACTATCCAAGTACCTGGCGTTGTTGTGTTCTTCACGGATGTCTTCCTTGCTCCTGCGTGGGTCGCCTTTGCCTTGCATCAAACAAAAAAAGTCACCGTTGACGATGACTCCTGCGTTGCGGCGTTGTGCTTCCTTTAGGTGGTTGGTCAGCAGTCCCCTGTCGCAATGGGGGTTGTCCCAATGCAGGTCGCTGATGAGAAGAAACTCCTGCCCCGATTGGCAGGTGACTTCGTGGATGTTGCGGGTGTGCTTGGTTAGTGGCAGAATCATCGCTGGGATTTAAGTGTTGCGTTCTCGGCTTCAAGTTGCTGGATGGTGTTCTCCAACGACTCTATCCGCTCCCGCAAACTTACAATCTCGTTGCGTAATTCGGTTAATTCTTTCTTCTGAGCCTCAGCGGTTTCCTGCCACATCGCAAGCACCGCTTGGGCTTGCTTGACTTGCAAACTATCCGCCGTGAACTTGCCCTTGGTCAGCCAAGCAACTGCACCGCCAACGATTGCGCTGATGGTGCCGATGATAGTGGTTTCAATTAGGTTCACCCTGTGGCTACTTATTGGGTTCGCCCTTTGATTTATCCAACGCCATCCAACCTACTGATAATAGGGTCAATACCGAGCCAATGATTTCGGTAAGTGTAGCGGTGTCAATGATACCTTTGGCGACGAGTGTACCGCCTATAAAGGTTAGCAAGTGACGGAGCAGAGCGATGACGGCTGATTTCATAAGTGGTAATTTGGGTTGGTCGGGGTTGTCTTGGCGGCGGTTGAATAGTCCCATAGTTGGAAATGTTATTTGCTTTGCGGTGTTGCAAATTCTTGATAATCCTTCGTGTATTGTTCTTCCCATCCGCTGAACGAGTGAACGCCACATGGTTCGGGCCACACCACAAATGCGGCCAAGGCTTCGGGGCAGGTGTCGTGGAATAAGATGTCCACGCAGACCAATTTGTCTATCTCCCCAACCTGCACGGCGAAGTCCAGCGGTTGCAGGAATTCCCCCAGCAACTTGTCAGCGGTGGCCCCGTCGGGGAAGGCGAACTTGCGGAAGGTGGGCATCTTAGGGGGTTGTCAGCGTTGCGAGTTCGGCGTTGGTGAGGCGGGTGGTGTAGAGGGCCACGGCACGGATGCGTTGATTGGTTGCAACAGTTAAATCCGATTCCAATATGGCGACATTTACACGGGATAGGGCTTGCGTAAAAGCAAGGGTTTGAGAATTTGTTGCAACGACCGAGCCATTGATTGCTAACGCATTGCTACCCGCAACGCCATCGTAAGCGTATGCGATTTTGTTTACGCCATTCACCAAAAGGGTTGCAGCGGACGAGCCAATACTTCCATTTGTTATAGAGCCACTTGAGCGAACGATTACTTCCAACCGATGATTTGATGCGTCTATTGTAAACGCTATCCGATTATTTGTTGGAGCGCCCGATTCTGTTAGCGAAAGCACTCTTCCCGAATTGGTTCCCGAAACGGCAACGATTTCAAGATAGGATGTTCCAGCCGTCTGCCCGATGGACCCGCTGACGGCTCCCGTCGCGGACACCAAATCACCGCTTCGGCTTCCCGTGCCTGCGGTGGTGGGGATGTAGGATGTGGCCACCGAGCCTGTTTCTACTTGTGCGCCCCAGCCGTAGAGGACATCGGTGACTGTGCCTGAAAAGGATGGCGCACGAGTTGCTCCGCTTGCGGTAATGAGGGCAGCGAAAACGCCATTAGTTGTACCACTCGCATTGCAAGTTGCGGTGAATGCGCACCGATACCATCCGTTACCGTAGTTTTCAACGCGAGCGTTGCGATTAGCGTCAGCCGTTCCTCCACTTGCGACTACCGCCCCAACCTGCAAGTCAAAGTTGGCATAGCCTACTTGCGTAAATTGTGGAGAGCCAAATGTAAGTTGCACATATCGTCCTGCGTCGCCTGTGCCTGCCTTGAAGAAAGCCGACTGCGTGTAAATCGTGCCGCTTGTATAGGTGATTTCAGTTGGTGAGTTAGAAAAGAGTTGATGTGATACATTCCCACTCGTAGGACTTAAAGCATTAGCCGTGAAAGTGCCATCAGGTGCTTTGAACGCATCCGTTGAACCTGTAACCCTTGTTACTCTTGGTGTACTGCCAGCCGATAAATTCCAATTACTCCCAGCCGCCCACACTTCGCTATGAAATACCAAGTTCGTCGCCGCAGGCTCAACGAGGAGCGCAGGACAGCCCGCCGTTCCGCCGCTTGTGTAGTAGTCCAAGCGTGGGATGCCCGATGCAACGGATGCGATAAGCCCCGCAGATGTGAACCTCCGTGCCTCGGTGTTGCGGGTAACGGTGAAGTCCCCCGCCCCGCTGGTGGGAATTTGGGAGTATAGTTTCCCCGTCTTGGAACGATAGGGGACAATGAGTAAAGATGGTGCTGCGGGCATTAGTCTAAATTATAGGTTCGCACTTGGAGGCAGTTTTCAAAAAGGGTTTCTTTGGCGGTGGCGGAATCGGCGGTTGCACGGTTGTTAAATACATTCCACACCGTATCGGTCCACACGAAGAAATTGTAATCTTGGAAGGTTGCAATGAAACGGGCTTGCAGGCAGTCGTTGCTTGCGGTTTCGGCAGCGGTTGCGCCGTCAGCAGATGCACGGACATTGTAGGCCGCCCAATAAGGGTTGCCCGAACCGCCGAGTATTAGCGAGCGGGGATAGCCGTATCCGTAGCCGATGAACATCGCTTACAGGAAGGTGTAACCGATGACGCTACCCACCGATGGAGTTACCGCCGTAATCTTGCCGCCGTTGCGTCCCGAAATAACTATTCCCGCAGACACGGACTTGGCTGACATTGCGTAGGCGGCCAATAGGTCTTCCCCTCCTGTACCCGTCAAGGTTGTGAAGGTAGCGGCGGCGTTCACCACAAGGAAGTCGTAATTCTTGCCCGTGACGGGAGCGTCCACGAATTCCATCGTGCCGCCTTGGCCGAGCATTTGTTGTAAGATTGGAGTTGGCATTGCTTGCGTATTTAGGGTAAATGTAGGTTAGGTCGGAATTTCACAAATGCTGTGGCTATACGGAAGTTGGAACGACAAGGTTGCCACCCACCCCGCCGTGCGGTCATCTCGGCTCTCTACAAAGCGTGTAAGCGATACGCTGGATGAGAGGGTCCAGTCCTCGCTTGGGTCGTTTGTAAGGGCTGATATGAAGTCCTGTGCGATTTGCAGTTGGTCGCTTAAGACCTCGTCCTCGTTATCCTGCCAACCCAGCGTAGGGCTGCCCGAAACCACTCCGCCCATCGGCTTAATGGACTCCACCCTGTCGCTAAAATAGACACCGACCACAAGGTCCAAAGTACCAGCGTCAGTACTTGCAGACTGAACGTCCGCAAAAACGAGCGGATACACGATGCGTTCACGGCTTGGGGTTCGAAGATTTATCGTGTTGTCCGTGCCTACCGCAAGAGGGTCGCCCGTCCCGAAGGAGTTGACCTGCGGGTGAGCATTTGCAAGAGCAAGGAGTGCTTGCTTGATTTTTATCCAAGACATAGGCTTGTAGTTTCAAAATGTTTTTTGCGTGTGCGCCCATAGATTTCAGCAGTTGGAGCAGTAGGGGTCGTAGACGTAAGGCCAAGGTCGGTCCAAGCCAGCACCACGACGCAGGGTTCGGGCATCCAAGGCCATCCCCGTGTTGTAATTCGTGCCGTTGGGATAAATAGTATCAAGAGCGGATGGCGGGGAGTTGAATAGCGGGTAGTCGGTGCGGTTCTCCATGAGGTAGCGGGTGATGCGCTCGGAGTACCACTCGGCATCGTTCTTCACTTTGTCGGTGAGGCGGGTGATTTCATCCATGCTCATCTGCGACGATTCCTCGCTGGTTCTGCGGACCATGCCCTTGTTCATGTACTTGAAGGCCAAGACCATCGGGAGTTCGTAGTAGAGCCATTGCACCATTGCTGGTTGGATGTAATCTTCCAAGAGCGTGGTGTTCAAGGCCGTGGTCGTGCCGCTCACAACCTGCGTCACCATTTCCGAGTACAGGGCAGACCCAACGATAGGCTGAATCCGCATCTCCTGCACCTTCACGATGGTGGGCCGAATTTGGGTAAACGACACATTCTCGTTTATGACCGAGTTGTCCAGCAGGGTTTGTTCGCTGATAAAGAGTGCCTTCATGCCTTTGTGATTTTATTGCCCTTACGGATTACCAACTGCTGCTCCCATACATGGCGGCATTGGGGGCGGTTCACTCCGCTTGCGGTGTGGTACCAACCGCCTCTGCGATTCCATACGGAATAGCCCATGATATTGCTGATACCGTTGATGTCGTCTCGTGTATAGACCTTGCCTTGGTCAGCCAGGTCCAGCATCACCTTGCAGAACTCACGGCTCGTCCTCTTGTCCTTGTTGCTAAACCCTGCGGCCCATGCGTATTTGTAGCGGACTTCAAGCACGGGTTCATCCGTTGGCTTGGCTCCTTCCTTGGCGATTTGGTCCACGGCCCTTGCGATGGGGTAGCGGTCTTTGGTAATCAAGTAAGCCACCCGCTTGGCGACCTTGGCCTTGCTCACTCCGAACTCCTTGGCCATTTCTTCCACGGAGGCATCTCGGTTCTTCTTGCGGTACTTTTCAATTTTCTCGTCCAACTCTTTCTCCTCCTCCCCAAGTTCCGCAAACGCTTGACGCACTTGGTCGTCTAAGTCGGCATCAAAGCGCATAGGCTTGGAATGCATGACAACATACTCGTCGGCATTGCTTCCAAACTTGCTTGCAACCACTTCCAAGACCTTGAACTCTTCGTCGCCCCATCCGTAGTCCTCGTCGTCTTCTTCGCCCCATTGAGGCTCGCTGAACTCTTGGACCTGCACTCCGAGCATCGTGTCAATCTCTTGGGCTGATAGCCCAAAGCCTGCTGACAACATGGTCCGAGCCATTTCCAACGTGATTTTCTCCTGCATATACTGCCTGACAATACGCATCAGGTTTTGGTACTCACGGCCTGACAAC